GGGAGACACATTATTGAACCGTGCCACGATAGTGCCGTCCACCGTCACTTCTAACCGTGAACTACCACTATCGTAGCGAAAGCCTCGCCGTGTGGTCACTAAAGGTTAGGCCGTCCAGTCGCGGTTAGCTTCGACCATCAGATAGTCAACGTGCATAATCTCGATGTTAGCGCCTTTAGCTTCAACTGCAAGAATCAACGATAGGTCAACGCTTGTAGAAACCGCTCCAGTGACAGTCCTTATCAGAACGCCATCTATATAAAAGCTAACTGTTCCGTTGGGGAACAACTCCAAGCGGAGTACTTGCCACTCACCAGTAACCGCGTCATCACTACAGTCCAGTTCGGTTGAATCGGTTTCTCCAGTGGTAGTCCCGCCGTTGTATACGGTGTGCCAGTCTTCATCATCAGAGAGTTCTGCTGAGAGAAAGAATCCACATATATCCGAAGCTGTCAACGTCAAGGTTGTCGTCGCGCCGGTCATCACATTGGTTTCTATGCTGAGGGTATCCGGGTCAATATCGCTAAACCCGAAGAAAACCTCTTTGGTATCAAGGTCTACAAATCGGACACGGGCCTCTGCCACGATCGCTCCCATCAACGCTACATCGAAAGCGATAGGAGTACCTATCAGAATCGTGTGGTTGTCTTCGTTTGTAGTAGTCATCACGCCTACCCCACTAAGCGCATCAGCGTTCAGAGTGGGTATGCCTGAATCTGTGTCTTCGCTGCCTTGCCCGCCAATAGTGAATGGGCCTAGGTTCCTACTCGCCGCAGTATTAGCGATGTTGTCTTCCGTGAAGAAATCTTCAAAGAGTCTGATTCTACCTTCACCTGATTGAGCCATTATGTTCACCTATTTGTTTGAGCTTTAGCTCTAGATTTCGTATCCGCTCCCTGTAGGGAGCGGTTGCCAGAAAGATGTTATCCCTAGGGACGGCGGCTAGGTTCTCTAGCCGCACATCCGCAGGTTGTCCATTCAGATTATGTACCACCCACCCTTTAGGTATGGGGCCGTGAGCCTCAGACCAAACGGTACGGCGGACATTCACTAGGTAGTAGGAAGCGTCGCGTCGGTCTCTACCTCAAAGAGCCAGTTCCCGGCGCTGCGCTCACCGTACGCGTACTCATCATAGAGGAATACGCTGGTGGAACCGCCGCCGATGTGAGGCTCTCTGCGAGTCTCCGTGCGCGGAGAACGGCCTTGCACAAGAATCAGTGCTTCCTGCGCGAAGATACCACCCTTACAAGCATTGCTGCTAATGGTGATGTTGCCGTCCTCGAATATCTCGCAGTTATGGATGCGACCACGGAAGCCCTCTTGGAACACACGGGCAGACAGACCGTCTGTGTACCCAGTTCCAGTTGGAGGGTTGCCGCTGCCGATTGATGCAACTGCGTCATACAGGTCTTTGATTTGGAAACCGTGAAGAACCGCACGATACGGTGGGTTTCCAGGCTCGTCAGCATCAGAGGAGATACGAGAGACAGCGGCGGCAATCATCCCCGTTGTCAGGGCCGAACCAGAAGAACCGATGGTCAGGGACGCGCCGTCGATGGCGGTCAGACCGTCTTCGTCCTTCTTCCTCTGAATAGCATTCTGCGCCAGACCGCCTACCTTTGCGTAAGCGTTCTTGCTGATACGCGCCGCCACCCGGTCAGTGATAAGGGTATGAATCCCTACCACGGTGGGGGTGATGGTTAGCAAAGTATCAGACATTTGCTGTGGGTTATCGAGACGCGTGGTCTCACTGACTGTCTGAGCAGTCAACTGCGCCATGGAAATTTCGTTCCATGAAAGGCCCGTACCTTCGCCAAGAGTGATTTTGTCCACTAGGTTAGGGACAACACCCTCTTGCTCGCGAATCTGACGCGCCGACGCAATGACTGTGGGCAGGCTGTCAGCAAGTGACTGGGTAGTGGTATCGCCTGCAGCCATTAGCTGTTCTCCTTATACGCCCGCACTCATGCGGTCTAGGATTATTTTTGCTCGTTTATGGTCTTCTGAGGTAGGGGAATAATTGTCTGCCCCATACACCTCGTCAAGCCAGCGCTGGTCGGACATACCGCTGCCTCCCGCAGATGGGCCGGTGTCCAGTTCAAATGCGCCAGAATCAACTACTTCATTGCGACCATCTGCGCGACCAGTCGCGCGGTCATTGTCGCGTTCTACCCCGCGGATGACACGCTGAGCATCAGAGACAGCACGGGCTAATCCCGCAATATCGCGCCGTTGGTGAGCAGCAGTCCAGTCTTGCCGAACCTGCTCTAGCTCCGGCGCTGTGTGGATGTTAACGATTTCCGTGTCGTCGTCATTCTTAGAAGCGGCAACAAGGTCTTCGGATAACACCTCCCACTGTCGCTGATAGTCAATGTCAGCCTGGGATTGCGCCTGTTGCGCATTGAGCTTGGAGACCTCATCGGGGAGTGCATCAGTCTCGCCTGTGCCTATCGCATTCATCAATGTGTCGAGACGCCTACTCAGCATCCGAACTTCGTTATTGGTGCTTAGCACAAGGTTGTCAGACTCGTCATTCCGAGGACGCCGTCCTTTGTTCCGTCCGTTCGCAGCCTTCAGGTCGCTTTCCAGCTTCTTAACCTGTTTGTTCAGTTGCGTGATTTGCGTACCAGCATCAGGCTGTTCTTGGACTTCTTCTTGCGGGGTGTCCTGCGCGTCAGCAGAAGTGGCCGCAATATCGTTGCTAGAAACCATAGTCTCTTATTCTCCTAGCATGTAAAATGATTATACATCACGGTTATTGTCCCGCGCCAACTGGTTGCGGGTTAGACTCCTGATAATCCGTTACGCGCTCAATACGCTTCAGTCTTTCCACCTCCGCTGCGATAGTTATGGCTTGCTTTGGGTCAACGAATTGCCACCTGTTCAACGCTATACCTATCTCTTCTATCTCGCGCAGATATAGCTTTCTATCATCCACTTCGCTTATGACCCCTTGAAGCCCGTACTCTTCTATAAGCTGCTTCTTCATGGTTTGAGTGGTGGCGGCCATGTAGTTCTCCCAGCCTTCTTTTTCTTGGCCGACCAGTATCTTTAGCACGTCCGTGTCCACCTTGAAGTAAGGCATGAGAGTTTCCATGTCTTTTATGTACAGCCGCTCCGTTGGTGTTGCGCGCGAAGTACGCTCATCTATCAATAGCTTCTGTTCGCTCGTGCTTAGCGCATTCCAGAACTCTTCTTGCGCGCGAAACAATGGCGTGGGGTCGGCGTGACGCTCAGCGATGCCGATGTCTGTAGCGGACATCTCTTCGGGGAATATCTGATGCTCTAGTCCTACCCATCCAGAATATAAGAGCTCGCCTTTCGTTCTCTCATCAGGCCAGATGCCGGACATGGTTGCAATCGCTTCGATGTATCCGCTGTATCCAGCCTTTCCTTTTATCACCTGCATGGCAGTAGGAAACTGTCCAGTTAAGGCTAGCAAAGACATATGGACTACAGCGCTATTCGCCCTTCTTTCTGTGCGCCATTTTCGAGGGTCTATCTCTCCTGTTTCCAGGCGATTATCACTAGCCCACTGCATCTTGTGCGATATTTCACGCGAAATATTTAGCTGCTTGTTAGCTAGCTTCGTAGCCTCCAGGCTCGCTCCTGTGCTAGTGATTTCATGGTCAGCAGCGTGTCTAGCTCGCTCATAGCCACCGTCACCAATGAGCCTATCTGTCACGGAACTAAAAACAGGGTAGTCATGGTCGCGTTGTTGTTTCCTGAACTCCATGTTCACTGCTTTCAAGTCAACGATAGCGGGGTCAAGCTCATTAAGGTATTCGCGTTGTTTCAGTGCCACCATGTCATCGGGCCAACTATCAGAGATGAGGAATAGCTGACCTACTATATCCTGCACTTCTTGAGGCACTCTATCTGGGTCAAGTTGTCGCGCAACGTAGTCCGCGCCAGCTATGATGTCGCGCGTGACACCGCCGAACTTAATCATGTGGTCGATATACGGGGGCTCAAGCGGCACTAGCTTTGATATGGACTTAGCGGTATCAGAAGTCTCAACATTGAACCTCTCACTCGCAGGCAGCCCTTCAGTGGCCGGGTCTACGATAGGCCGCTGGCGGAAGTTATCGTAGTTGTCAGCCAGTTCCGCGAGTAGTTCTCCTATCTGTGTCGGATATGGAACATTCTGCAGTTTAGGCATGGACGAGCCTTGTGACTCGAAAGGTGTCATCGCAGATAGCGGGTTCACTTGGTCGATGATGCCAGTCAGTAATGTGCCGATGCCACCCTCAACCCTGCCGTCTAGCTTCTCAAGCATGTATGTCATACCGCC